GTGGTTTTTTTGTATCCGTGGGATTGTTCGGCTCGCTATACAACTTTGCGAAGCATAGCGGAATTAAAGCAGTTTATACGTAAGAAATCAAGCCATTTTCTCAGCAAATGATTCACGCATGGGAATATATAGGACATACTCAGCAACAGCTAACCAATTAGCGATCCGTTTTTCGCATGTGCTAAAACACCACTCTGGGTGTGCATCATTGAGCAATTCAGCCATTTTACGCTTAGTCATCCCCCGCCCTTCATAGCGTTGCCGGAGAATGCAAATCAATCCTGGATGCTCTGCCAGCACCTCACTTATGACTCGATCAATACATAACGCCTCTGCATCAGTACAATGCGCCAGCCAGCTCTTTTGCTTGCCGTTGATCATCTCTCTCAAAAACGCTTCCAGCTCAGCTTTCTCTATTCCCGCTTTTTTCATTCTGCGCAGGGCTTCATTGATGGCTGTTTTTGTCATTTTTGGGGATGCCAGCAACTGGTTAAACATATTCCCTGACCTGCCGCCGCCAATATACGACCAGCGCCCCCACATACGTAGTTTTCCCTGAATCCAGACACTTTCCAGCGTGGTGAGACGAAGGTGTTCTCCGCTTTTTCCTGTATTCGTTGGGTAAATCATAAATATCCCTCCTTTCTCCAGATTTCTTGTGTGCGAAGAACACCTTCTGCATGCATCAGGCGTAATTCTTCTTTGGTGTAATCGATGGTTTTTACCCGCCCGTCGATTAGATCGTGGCATGAGCTACAGGCAATCGCCGCCTGCATATCGTGTGGTTTTGTCGCTGTTCCGCACGTTCCCGCCAGTCGGTAATGCGCCAGCACAGACGTTTCCGGATCGTGATTGCAGTAGCCAGGAATTCTGACGGTGCACACCTGCCCCCGCGCCGCTTTACGTAAATCCACCATTACGCAAACTCCAGCAGCTGCGCGGCCACATTTTCGACTTGTTCCGGAGAGGAAAATTTACGGAACAGAATCCAGTTCCACAGCACATTCAGAACAGATTTATAAACCTGCTGAAACTCGGTTTCGTCCATATTCGCAAAAGCGATGGATTTCGCCCGACGCCCATGGCTACCGTCCGGATAAAAATGTTCGGTGTAAAATCCAGCCTGAATGGTTACCCACTCGCGAAAAGCCTCAAACGACTTTAGCAATGCCGTATCCCGGGTTCTGCGTGTCGCAACTGTATTCAGATATTGCTCTGCGGCATCACTCAGGGCTGGCGTGTGTTCCCGACCAACTGATTCGCACAGGTAATCAACGAAACCAGACAGCAGTTCTCGTTCGCGAGGCGTGATCGCCCCACCGACCGGAGTCCAGTAATCGAATCCCAGTTGCAGGAGTTTGAAAAAACGCTTGTGGAATGCGTAGTTACGCACACGCTTAAAGTCTGCGTGTATCCACTCACCTATTTTGATTTGATGCAGAAAATCGCAACTCTCCGGCGTCGCCGGGAGAAGTAAACCAGAAGAAGTTTGTTTGACCAGTTGTATATGCGCCATTTCTCAATCTCTCGATGGCGCAGTGCAGCAGATGCCAGTTGTTCAGGCTGACGTATAAAGTATAAATAAACTGGTTCCAGTGTAAAGCCCCCACCTTAATGGAATAAAAACCAAACAACAGATTGCTGGGATACAAACAACGCTTATTATTAAAAGCGGTTAAACAAATTAAATTTTAATGTTATGCAAATTTGTCAGATCACCATAATATCTCATTTGAAAACCGCTGAAATAACAACCCTATCAGGGTTAATCATATTAAGGTGAGTAAATATGGAAAACAACAAATCTGCACATTACGTTCCTTTTTTATCCGTAATACTTTTTGTTTTATGCTGTGCGTGGGCATTATTTTTATAAAAATATTTACAGATGAAGTAAACCCGCCAATCAGGTTAACTGTGGCTGCGTTGAGGATGCATAATACATCAGAGGTTGCGGGGATTTCTCCCCGCTGGTCCTCTTACTCCCCAAGTTCGTAAGCTGTGAAGACAGCGACCTCCGTCTGGCCGGTTCGGATTCGTACCTCGCAGAGGTCTTTCCTCGTTACCAGTGCCGTCACTATGACGGTTAAACAGATGACGATAAGGGCGATTAACATCGCCTTTTGCTGCTTCATAGCCTGCTTCTCCTTGCCTTTCGGCACGTAAGAGGCTAACCTACATTTGCTAGACATAGATTGGGCCTCAGATTAATGTTAAGCGTCTTGCAGGACGCGTAATGTTAACTGGGGCTTTTCTCTATCTGCCGTTGGTGGCATGCCCGAGGCAGATAGCCTCAAGCACCCGCTGCAATTCTACTTAACTCTTCTTTTCCCGCAAACCGTTTTTATCCAGCACAGCAAATAGCCGCATTAAGCCAATGTTGTTCATTGTGTTTACCGCCAGTATTCAATACAAATGACCGCCATGAATACCCCTACAAAAAGCGCACTTATATGTCCAAATATTAATGTCAAGACATCAACTTCCTCCATCTCCTCCGCTGTTGCGATGATAGGTATACATGATGCAAACAACCAGATTGCAACAAATAAAAACTGCAATGTCTTTTTCATTATTCCCCCGACAATCAATGAGTAATAACATTTAAACATAGATTGACATAATCAGACATAAAAATATCTGGCTGCACATTTTGCTTACATCGTGTTATAGGGAAGATTAAAAAATTCACCGCAAAACATCCGCCGCGCTTACCAGTCCATTTCGCTTCAGGTAGTCCATCGCTTTATCCGGTAATTTGCAGTCCGACTTCACTTTCTTCAACTGGCTGACCAATTGCTTAACCAGCATGGTTAATTCATTAATCTGTTTGCCTGGTACTGGTGGATTGTCGGTTGCACCATGACTGGCAGTACAGTTAGCACTCCCTCCCTTCTCCTCCTGCAGCGGTTCAGGTAACGCTTCCAGTGATGTTTTTACAAACCACGCTGCCTGAACTATAACGCCATGAATCCAGCGCAAATCAGCATCGCGATCTTTCTTTTTCATCTTCTCGCCACTTAAAGCCTGGCTTATGTGACTGCGTACCAGGTCTTCATGTAACTCCTTCGCATCCTCAATGGTGAAACCACCAGGTAAACGCCCCAGAGTTACCGGAGAGTTGCCAGCCTTGCGCATGGCAATTTCCACGATTTCAACCATATCTTCTGGTGGAATTTTACAATGCTGGCCAATATGCCTCTGCTGTCTGGCATACTCGAGGATGTGCTCCAGCTTGGTTCGATTAATCATGATTTATCTCCCTTAAGCATGGCGGCGCGGCAGGCGTTAAGCGCGTTTTGCACGCGTTTAGCGTTCTGTACTTCGTATTTAGGTGCGGCTGCCAATGCCCATAGCCAACCAATTTCATAGCTATCAGCTTTTGATAGAGCACATTCCATTTCCAGTGTTATTTTCTTAGGTACGAGTTGCCAATCATCTGGCACTACTGGCGCTGGTGCCCCAGACAGCAAAGCATCAGCCATACACATAGCTTCCAGTCCCGTAGCCTCCGCGATACCGTCACGAATAAGCTCAAGCCCCTCTTTTGTTAATAGTTTCATTCCTTTATACATGACGGGCACTAGCGGTTCTGTTTCCAGCGATGCCAGTGCAATTTTGAATAACTCACCCTCTACTCGTGCCACGCCTGAATTGGGATGGCATTTCGCAATCGCTATTTTTAATTTAGCTTCTTCAATTAATTGTTCTTTTGTTAATTCAGCCATTTTTCACTACCGCCCTTTCAGGCGCTCCTGATGTTCTGAGGGTGCAGAAATCCCTCCGGTTAAGGATTAAATTTTTAACAGTGCTAAATTTAATTATTCAGTTCTGGATTTTGTCGCTCTGCGTATCCCCGCTTTTGCGTTACGCTCAATCTGAATTAACTTTTCTATATTTTTCCGCCTTTCCTGTTCCTCCTGGCGCAATAGCCTTACATCCTCTGCCAGTCTGGTTTCTCTTTTCGCCACAGAGAGCATCCAGCCAAACGGCTCCACAACTGCACTGCAGATTTTACAGCGGACCTGACGCTCTTTTTCATCAACCCGGACAGAAGCGTGATGGCAATATGGTCTTTCCGATGGCTCATAAAGAAAATTAACCTGATTACGTGGGTCATCTTCTTTTACCGGAAATAAAACAATATTACTTAACTCATCTTCTGGTTTTATTTCCACGTCACTCTCCTTTGATGCGAATGCCAGCAACACGTAGTGCGCGCTCTAAATCAGCCAGATAAATCCAGCTGCCATTTTCCTTAGGTATCATGACATGGCGCTCATCAGCATTTATCGGGTGTCCATATCGAAGTTCATAGCCAGCCGGTAGCTGGACTTCCCTTGCCTCCAGTTCTGCAATGCGCTTGTCTTTGGCTTCCAGTTCATCAAGAACCTTTTTTATGGCTGGTGAATGTGTCGCATAACTCGCAGCCGGACCGGCAAGCATTATCCTGAGCTGCGTTTTCGCTTTTTCCGTGTTCATTTGGTTCATTACCTTATTTAGTGGCTATATTCCCCAATAGAACGTTAGTATACGCTGCATAACTTCGCTTTCCCGGCACTCGCTACAGATTATGTTCTGACGCCTGTCATAACGACGTATTTCTCCGTCTGGTAATGACCAGATAAGGTCCGGATCAACCACAGATGTTTTTTTCTTCAGCTTTGCCCTTGAGAGTTTTTTGCGGGCATTTTGCCAGTCCTTACGAGCCTGTTCTGACGGGAATAACCCGTAGCCAGAGCTGTATACATCACCACTGACAACCAGCTCTCTTGCAAGAACGCTCATCAGATATCTTGTCGCACCTGTTTTAGCTTCCAGTTGCCGTAACGTCTCACGACCGCTCTGGCGCACGAGTTCCACCACCTGCCTTTTAATTTTTTCCCGCTCTTCTTGTGTAAATACTTTTGCCATAAGCGCCTCCGGCAATCACTTTTCCGACACAATACGACTGGAGGAATCGACAATCTGTCGAACAATATCCCGGTGCTTGTTCAGCTCCCGTAGCGCGGCGCAGACTCGCTCCCACTTCTGGACATGACTTTTCGCCCGGCGCAGTTCGCGGTTTGCCATATGCAGCGATGGTAAAATCAGGTCATTGGCTCGCGTTTCAGTGAACGATGGTAGTGACTGCACAATGTCCCCCATAGTATCTGTTTTAATTTCTTCCTGTGTTGCCGCTTCCTGTGCTGGTAACGCAACACCGGCTGGCTGAGGAAAGGCTTTACCATCAGTTTCCGCTACCGATGCAGCTTTCGGCTCTGCTGGTAAATTATCGCCCGGCATGCAGTAACGAAATTTACCGTTCTGATTAACGCGAATCAGACGACCTTTACTGATTGCCATTGCCAGCGTTGAAGCCACTTTGCGTGATGTGATGCCGAAAAACGTAGCCAGTTCATCCGCCGTTTGTGGGCCACGTTGTTCAATCGTCGCAGTTAAATCGCACTCCGAAATTTTTGCGACTGTTGCCGTGGTGGTTTCTTCCGGCAGTTCTGCCTGCTCTGGCTGTTCCTGCTGAACGTTGTTATCAGCCACACGCCAGGTGTATACGCTTTTATCAACGAAACCAGCCTTTTTCAGTTCCCACAGCTCGTTCAGTACCTCTTCACGACTGATATCAAGTCGCGCAGCCAGTTCTACCGACGTGGCTTTTCCCATTGCTTTCAGTGCGTCAAAAACAGTCTCCATTAAAATTTCCTCCCGGTAAAAATCACTTCGCAATTCCTGGCTGGACGACATTCGGACGCCAGCTCTCCCAGTTAAAATTCACCCAGCGTCCGCCGTTCATGGTCATGCGATCCATAATCCGCTCGCCGAGCAATGTTTTCATCGCCTCATAGTTCAGGTTTGTCAGCATCCCCACGCTGCGCATCGACGCTGTCCGGCGATCAACAATCTGGTGCAGCACCACCTGCTCGTTTTTTGTCTCGCGCTGAATGCCAATTTCATCAAGAACCAGCAGATCCACTTGGCACAGTTCCCGCAAAAATTTTTCGCCTGATTGCCCGTCGTCATAGCTGGCGTGTAGAGCACTCATGACATCAGCCACGGTAACCACAATCACTGTCTGGCCATCTTTCAGCAGGCGATTCCCGATAGCCGCCGCCAGATGGTTTTTTCCGGTACCAGGTTTTCCGCTGAACGCAAAATTTGTACACCCGGTCATCAGTTCATCAGCGATAGATTTCGCCTGGTTCAACGCGTATCGCTGACCGTCGTTCTGCACCTGGTAATTCGCAAACGAGCATTTGCGGTGCAATGGCTGGATGCCAGAGCGATTCAGAATTTTTTCCACCCGCAACTGACGATTCTGACGGTTGATCTCCTCACAACGTTTCTGGCCTTCGGAAAGTTGCCACTCGCGCCACTCCGCTACCGTTTTGAATGGGGCGGTTACATGTGGCGGGGCCAGTCTGCGGATACGTTCAAGAATGCCGCCTGCCGCAATATTTTTCATGGTCAGTTACCCCCTGAAGCCTGGCGGGATCGCACTATCCGGTAACGAGACGGTGTTAACCTGTCGGAGTAACGTCTCAGGTCGAACACCTTTTGGCGCGAACAAGCCCTGGTATTCATTGGCGATGCTGTGTCGAATCACCTGCTCAGGTGAAAAACCCTGCTGGCGGAATTTTTCCAGCTCCCGTATCGCCCCGTTAGCGCCCTGCTCCGTTCGAATCGGTTTACGCAATGCCTGGCGAAATTCAACCCACTCACGCCAAAGCGAGACAGAAATCCAGTTCGGCAAAGCAATATCCAGAGGGTCAAACTTTTTGACACCTCGATTACCCCGGGGGGGATTTAGGGGGGGATCTGTTTTTAGATCTTTATCTGTATCTTTATTAGTTGCCTTTGTGTTGACATCATGTTCAAACACCACTTCAACATCTGTTTGAACACCTGTTAAATTTCTCTCTTGTTTTGTTTGAACATCTGCTTCCTTTCTGCTTCTTCTGGCCTGAACCGATGCTTTTCCTGCGGCTGATTTTTTGGTTAATTTTTCCCTGACTGATGCCAGATCTTCCTCAATCCGAAGATGCACCCATTCCTCGCCGTTATCGCAAAAAAACTCCCGCAAGGATGGTTCAACATCAGCCCATCGCTCGTTAGTCAGGCGGGCAATTTTTGCCAGCCTGTTTTTAGGTATTGGCTTTCCTGTTTGCCAGTAATTGAACATCAGCAACAAATACGCACCATGCTCCTCTGCTGACAAATGCATGGTGTCAGCCAGGTAATCAGCTATGTACAGTTGCATGTATGGTAATGCGGCCATAATTGCCCCGTATGATGCTGCCCGGTGGCTTAGAATAAGCACAAACAGCATGGAAACTTTTGCTTAATGAACAATGACAGAATCGTCGGAAGACCCGCCGCCGCTGAAATGCGCTTTCCGGTAAACGGCTTGGACTGCATCATCATGCGCATCAATTGCCGTACTTAACGCTTCCTGCGCCGCCAGTAATGCACGGCGTTCCAAGGTATCGAAGATGTAGAGTCGGTGACGCAGATCGCGCGGAAGGATTGCCAGAATTGCTGGGATCAGCTTCTGAATTTTTTCTCTTTGCGTTTTTGTTTCACCTTTCAACCAACGGTGATAGATATTCTGCTGATTGTTCCAGTCCTTGCCTGGAACCAGGGGCAATTCGCAGTCCCCCTGGCGCAGATATTCTTCAGTAATTGCATTGGCTACCCATGCCTGCCCTTTTTCGGCTGCCAGGGCAAACAACACTGATTCGATGTGCTCATGCTTGATTTTCATGAATCATTTGCCTCTTGATGTTTCAGGTATGATCAAATGAGGATTTGTTACTGTCTTTTAGTTGCTTCACTGACATATTCTGCGAACAACATGCCGAACGTCGTAAATATGACCAGTCAATATCAGGACGAAGTTCTTCGCACAGAACCTCACCTCTTGTTGCACGTTCAATTGCTGGACATCTCTCGGCAGGCAATTGACGTACCCCTTTGATCCATTGATTTACGCTTGGAGGTGATACACCTAAAAGCCTAGCCATTGCTGATTGCCCACCGACAACAGCACAAGCTTGCTTGAATGAATAGTTCTCTTTTTTCATCGAATGAACTCCAAAAACACACAGGAATATTAGGCGACGCCTAACGCAAATGTCAATAGGCTATGCCTAATGCGATAAAGGTAGGGATTGCCTAATGTAATGCGCATAGGAGAATATTAAGCAATGCTTAGTGGTAAAGACTTAGGCCGAGCGATAGAGCAGGCCATTAACAAAAAAATCGCATCGGGATCCGTCAAATCAAAGGCGGAGGTCGCACGCCACTTCAAAGTCCAACCACCATCAATTTATGACTGGATTAAGAAAGGCTCTATAAGTAAAGATAAACTTCCAGAATTATGGCGTTTCTTTTCTGATGTTGTTGGTCCAGAGCATTGGGGGCTTAACGAATACCCCATACCAACCCCCACCAATTCAGATACAAAAAGTGAACTTTTAGATATAAACAACCTTTATCAAGCAGCCTCTGATGAAATAAGAGCGATTGTAGCTTTCCTGTTATCTGGAAATGCTACAGAACCAGATTGGGTTGACCACGATGTTCGCGCCTACATAGCAGCGATGGAAATGAAAGTGGGTAAGTATCTGAAAGCTCTAGAATCTGAACGGAAAAGCCAGAACATCACAAAAACTGGAACTTAAACTTATATGGTCTGACGGAAAACTCCTGGATTCCGTTATTTAACCCCCCCATCACTTTCTGCTGTCGCCATCACCTATTAGGTTACGCTCAAAACATTAGGCATAGCCTATTGACAATCAATTAGGCATTACCTATAGTTCCAGCATACCACCCACCCCGCCCCACAGAACGCCGGGCAATACTTCGAGTTACCAGGCAGTGGTAAGGGGTTAAGTAGCCAGCCCGAGGCGTATGAACATGACGGCGGGATTCAAATTTTGCAGTGCAGCAGTTAGTTCCGCCACCCGGCGTTAAGGGGAGAGATAAGATGGTGCATTACGAAGTAGTTCAGTATTTGATGGATTGTTGCGATATCACTTACAGCCAGGCTGTACAGGCTCTACGCAGCAACGACTGGGACCTCTGGCAGGCAGAAGCCTCTATCCGCAACAACAAAATGTGAGGTGCGAAAAATGCAAAAAATCGACCTCGGCAATAACGAATCCCTGGTGTGCGGCGTATTCCCCAACCAGGACGGTACGTTCACCGCGATGACGTATACCAAAAGCAAAACATTTAAAACCGAAACTGGTGCGCGCCGATGGTTGGAGAAGCACACAGTAAGCTAACGATTAAAACGCCTACTCCTGCTGTTCCAGAATAACTTCATAAAGTGGGAGTATTTTTCGGTGACTAGATAATAAGAACAGTTTGCGCTATCACTCTGATGTTGAATGATGCCCTTCCGTTCTAATTTTTTCATAACCGGGTTACGGCAAGGAGAAGTGATAATAAGATTTCCTGTTTTAAGGAAATCTTTAAATACAGCGATTTCTTTCTCAGATAAACGAAGCAATACTCGTTGCTCTGGCAGCAATGAATAATGCTTTTGAATATGTGCTCGCAATCTTGAGAAGGAAATGGCGACCACGAAAGAAAAGGCAAAAACGATAATCTGAAATAGCCAGGATATTTCAGTATAAGAATTGAATGCGACAGCGAACTCTTTCGGTATCAACCAGAGAGTGAGACCAAAAATGATAATCGTGTACATAAGTCTTTCGAGTGGCTCGTTAGCAAAAAGTTTCAACAATGGAGTAAATACATCCAACATATCAATAACTCTCGACTGTAAGGGTATTGAAATGTTAACACAAGCTCTCGCTGTAGGGGTATAGCAGAGACCACCGAAGCCCGGAGGTGGTGAAATAAAACCGGGCACAACACGAAGGCGCATTTCCGATATCCATAAAGAGTCGGTCTTGTCTGTTAAATTTAAATGGTGGGAGTGCGCCTCCGGTTGTGGATAACAACACTGCTGTGTGTAGTCTTGGCGGCATCAGTTTTTTCTTGAAGTTCGACTGATGTCCGCCCTTTTTAAAGTGAATTTTGTGATGCGGTGAATGCGGCTAAGCGCACGCGGCACAGTTAAAAGTCATGTTAGTCCTTATTGGTTTGGGTGGGAAAGCCGACTGTAATTGTTAACTGGTTGCAGTCACCTGGAGGCACCAGGCACCGCATCAACAAAGTTCATTTGTAAAAATGGAGATAATTATGATTGCACATCACTTCGGAACTGATGAAATACCACGTCAGTGTGTGACTCCTGGTGACTATGTTCTTCATGAAGGCCGGACATATATTGCATCGGCAAACAATATTAAAAAGCGAAAACTTTATATTCGTAACCTGACCACAAAAACATGCATTACTGACTGCATGATTAAAGTCTTCCTCGGTCGTGATGGTTTACCTGTAAAGGCGGAGTCATGGTGATGACTAAGAAAATAAAATGTGCTTATCACCTTTGCAATAAAGGAATTGAAGAAAGCAAAAGCATTAAAAGACCACTTCATTTCATGCGTGGAGTTATCCCAACGACGGAAATGAAAAAATATTGTAGTGAAATTTGTGCCGAAAAAGACCAGATGGCACACGAACTTTAATTAACTAACTATGCGAAACTGAATTTATGCCAGCAATGGCAGGGATTCGCTCAACCTTAATTAAGGAGAAAAAATGATTACCAATTATGAAGTCACTGTTGTAACTACCGATGACATTGTTCACGAGATTAATCTGGAAGGAAAGCGTATTGGCTACGTGATTAAAACAGAAAATAAAGAAACCCCATTCACTGTGGTTGATATTGACGGCCCATCAGGCAACGTAAAAACACTTGATGAAGGTGTCACAAAAATGAGTCTGGTTCACATCGGAAAGAATCTGCCCGCAGAAAAAAAAGCCGGATTTCTGGCAACTCTGATTGCAATGAAATTAAAAGGTGAAATCTGAAAAAAGAAAGCCTGCACAACGTGCAGGCCTGAGTGAAGAACCTGGGACATTTATTCATCACTCGCAGTAATTTTAATCTGAGTTGAGGTTAAAAAACAATGAGCACAAAACCACTCTTCCTTTTACGGAAAGCGAAAAAATCATCCGGTGAGCCTGACGTCGTCCTGTGGGCAAGCGACGATTTTGAATCAACCTGTGCCACTCTGGACTACCTGATCGTTAAGTCAGGTAAAAAACTGAGCAACTATTTTAAAGCTGTTGCCACGAGTTTTCCTGTCGTTAATGACCTGCCCCCTGAAGGTGAGATCGATTTTACCTGGAGTGAACGCTATCAACTCAGCAAAGACTCCATGACCTGGGAACTAAAACCGGGAGCAGCGCCAGACGACGTTCACCACCAGGATAATGCTCAGGAAACCAAAGAACTGGCGGGAGGCCAGGAAGAAAACGCGCAGGCAGACGCCCACGGGGATTGCCAGGATTGCGAAGTCTCTGTAGCCACTTTGCGGTTCACACAGCGTCTTCTTCACATTTTTACGTATGCGGCCGGGGATCGGAAATACCTGCATCATGCTACCCGTGAACAACGCGAACACATTACTGCTCTTGAGATGGACCAGGAAAACAGCTATGTCCAGAATCTGCTGTTGGCCATACGCGGCATGGCAGAACCGACAACTCTGGATAATGCCGCCCTGCTCCGCCTGACTGATGCAATTAAGGCAGTTTTCTCTATCACGAAAAAACATCAGCCCTATGAATTTAAGAATTTCATTTCAGCCTGGCTGGATACCGAACACATTGATCGTGGTCTTCTGACAAAAGAATGGAGGAAAGGGAATCGTGTTTCACGCATCACTCGCACGGCTTCCGGTGCTAATGCTGGCGGCGGGAACCTCACCGATCGCGGCGAAGATTTCGTCCACGATCTGACGTCACTGGCACGCGATGTAGCCACTGGCGTACTGGCCCGTTCAATGGACGTGGACATCTATAACCTTCATCCGGCACACGCTAAACGCATTGAGGAAATTATCGCTGAAAATAAACCGCCCTTTTCTGTTTTCCGCGACAAATTCATCACCATGCCTGGCGGGCTGGATTATTCCCGCGCCATCGTGGTTGCGTCCGTAAAAGAAGCACCAATTGGGATCGAGGTCATCCCCGCGCACGTCACTGAATATCTGAACAAAGTACTGACTGAAACCGATCATGCAAACCCTGATCCGGAAATCGTGGATATTGCCTGCGGTCGCTCCTCTGCCCCGATGCCGCAGCGAGTAACAGAAGAAGGAAAACAGGATGATGAAGAAAAACCGCAACCATCTTGCGCAATGGCAAATGAACAGGCAACGGCTGAAACAATGGAACCGGACGCAACTGAACATCATCAGGACACGCAGCCGCTGGATGCTCAGTCACAGGTAAATTCTGCTGATGCGAAATATCAGGAACTGCGGGCAGAACTCCATGAAGCCCGGAAAAACATTCCATCAAAAAATCCTGTCGATGCCGACAAATTGCTGGCTGCCTCGCGTGGTGAGTTCGTTGAAGGGATTAGCGACCCGAACGATCCGAAATGGGTAAAGGGGATCCAGACTCGCGACTCTGTGTACCAGAACCAGCCAGAAACGAAACAAAACACGCCAGAAACTGTAAAAACCAGCCCGGATGTGAAACAACCTGAGCCAGTAGTGCAACAGAAACCGGAAATAGTCTGCAATGCCTGCGGTCAGACTGGCGGGGATAACTGCCCTGACTGTGGTGCGGTGATGGGCGACGCAACATACCAGGAAACATTCGATGAAGAGAATCAGGTTGAAGCTAAGGAAAATGATCCGGAGGAAATGGAAGGCGCTGAACATCCGCACAAGGAGAACGCTGGCAACCATCCGCATCACGATTGCAGTGATGAAACTGGTGAAGCGTCAGCTCATGTAGCAACTGAAATCATGTGGCCGTCATATTTCGAGCCTGGCCGCTATGAAAACCTCCCGAACGAGGTTTATCACTCCGCCAACGGAATAAGCAGCACAATGCTGAAGGATGCCCGCATCAGTCTGATGTATTACCACGGGCGGCACATTGCCGGAACTATTCCGAACGAGGAAAGTGATGCATTGCTGCGTGGGCGGATCATTCACAGCTATGTTCTGGAAACGGATAAATTCGCTGATGAATATGCCATTCCGGTACCGGTTCCTGAATATGTGGTTACTACTTCTAACGAGCTGATCACCATCATTAAAAAACACAATGCCAGTCTGCCATCACTGATGACACCAGAGCAGATGAAAGAGTGGATCGAAAGCTACAACAGCACTCTTATACAGCCACTGTCGGTAAGCGCTGGGGCCGAAGAAACAGGCATCCTTTACGGTTCGCTTCCGGAGGAATTTCGGCGTATTCCTGAGGGGGAAAAACACACAGCATCAGCAATGAAAGCCTGTATTAAAGAATACAACGCAAGCCTCCCTCCTCTGCTGAAAACCAGTGGAACACGGGAGCAGCTTCTGGAGCAAATTGAAACTGTAGATCCAGAACTGGCAAAAAAAGAACGTGCTAAATCGTTGCCTTACAACATCAGTGGCACAAAAGAGCAATTAACCGAAATCGCCCGGAAAATTCGCCCGGAACTGGTAACACTGGAGGACTGGCAAAAACGCCAGCAAGAAGAAAATGCAGGAAAAACGTTTATCAGTCCAGATATGTATGAACAGGCAAAAAATATTCACGTGGCACTGCAAAACAATACTGACGCGGCAAGACTACTCAACCACCCGGATCGCAAATCTGAAATCAGCTATTTCGGGTTTGATGAAGAAACCGGGCTGGAAATCAGGGTCCGCCCTGATATCGAAATCCGACTGCCATACGAAAGCATCTGCGCCGACGTGAAATCAGTAAGCCTCGGTTATGTGCGGCAAGAACGACTAAAAGATCGCTTACACCGTGAAATTATTGAACGTGATTATCACCTGAGCGCCGCAATGTACTGCGATGTGGCAAACTTGGACAAATTTTTCTGGATCTTCGTCAACAAAGATGCTGGCTATCACTGGGTGGCTGTCGTGGAAGCCTCGCAGGAACTCCTGGAACTTGGTCGATAGGAATATCGCCGGACGCTACGACAGATAAACGAAGCGCTGGAGACAAACAACTGGCCAGCACCGATTACCGAAAGTTATACCGACGAATTAAACGACTTTGATCTTCGTCGTCTTGAAGCACTGAGCATCTGAGGAAGGACACAATGAACGAATTAACTCAACAAGAAAATATTAACTCTAATGTTGCAGTTTTCAGCCCTCAGTCTCTGGCTGCAATTCAGACGTTTTCTCAGGTAATGGCTTCCGGCATGGCTACTGTACCGGAACACCTCCGAGGAAATCCATCAGACTGCATGGCCATCACCATGCAGGCGATGCAGTGGCAAATGAACCCTTACGCAGTAGCTCAGAAAACTTTCGTTGTGAATGGTGTGCTCGGATATGAAGCGCAACTGGTTAATGCCGTAATCAGTACTCGTGGGCCGCTAACCGGGCGTATTGAATATGACTGGTTCGGGCCGTGGGAAAAAATTATCGGGAAATTTGAAATCAGGAAGAACGACAAAGGGAAAGAATATCGTGTACCTGGCTGGAAGCTGGCCGATGAAAACGGGATCGGAGTTCGCGTCCAGGCAACACTACGCGGAGAGAGCAAACCACGCGTACTGGAGTTACTTCTGGCGCAGGCCAGAACACGTAACTCAACGTTATGGGCCGATGATCCTCGTCAGCAGCTTGCCTATCTGGCACTGAAACGCTGGGCGCGCCTTTATTGCCCTGAAGTGATTCTTGGAGTGTACACCCGGGACGAACTGGACGAACCACAGGAAAAAATCATTAATCCGGTTCAGGAACATAAAAACACATCCGCCTGCCGTGCGGAACGTGAAACAACAATTATTGAGCAGGATGCAGGGGAAAACTGGATCAGTGCTTTCCGTGAACGTATTGAGCAGGCACAAAGCACCGGAGAAACAACAGCACTTCGGCAGGAAGTGGAAGAGCATAAAAATACACTTGGCGCTCTCTATACGGAACTTAAAGGAAAAGTGGTTCAGCGTCATCACCGTCTCAATGCTATTGCCCGTATTGAGAAGATGATAAATGACCTGCCTTCATCAGGTGATCCGGAAGCAGAACAAAAATTTACTGCTCTGGAAAATGCGTTGAATGCTGCACGACCACATCTGGGAGAATTATATGAGGCGTATAAAACGACACTGACAGATATGAAACCAGAATATATCGGCTCCTGATATTTACTATGGCGGCGTAGCCTCACCGCCATAACAAAACTTTATTTTATGAGAGAAAATACAATGCGGTATGAAAAAGTCAAACCATGTCCATTTTGTGGTTGTTCATCAGTAACGGTGAAAGCCATTTCAGGATATTACCGAGCGAAGTGTAACGGATGCGAATCCCGAACCGGCTATGGTGGAAGTGAAAAAGAAGCACTCGAACGATGGAATAAACGAACCTCTGGAAATAATAATGGAGGTGTTCATATATAAAATTACCGCCACTATTGAAAAGGAAGGAGGCACTCCTACTAACTGGACAAGATATTCAAAATCTAAACTAACGAAATCAGAATGCGAAAAAATGCTCTCAGGTAAAAAAGAAGCAGGCGTTTCCAGAGAGCAGAAAGTAAAACTGATAAATTTTAATTGCGAGAAACTTCAGTCCTCATGAATTGCATTGTATTCAAATTAAAACTTCATAGCTGATTATTAATAATCAACATCGGGCGTCAATTTCAGTCTAACATTGGCGCCTGCCAGAGGTGATGCGATGGCACAAGTAATCTTTAATGAAGAGTGGATGGTTGAATACGGCCTGATGCTTCGCACTGGTCTGGGTGCCAGACAAATTGAAGCATACCGCCAGAACTGTTGGGTGGAAGGCTTCCACTTCAAACGAGTATCTCCTTTAGGGAAGCCAGACAGTAAGCGAGGGATTATCTGGTACAACTATCCGAAGATAAATCAGTTTATCAAAGACTCATGATATGTCTAAATTACCAACAGGTGTCGAGATTCGAGGTAAATACATTCGCATCTGGTTCATGTTTCGAGGAAAACGATGTCGGGAAACATTGAAAGGCTGGGAGATTACTAACAGTAACATTAAAAAGGCCGGGAATTTAAGAGCGTTGATAGTTCATGAAATCAGTTCCGGTGAATTTGAGTATTTAAGACGTTTTCCCCAGTCCAGCACTGGGGCAAAAATGGTGACAACGAGGGTCATAAAAACATTCGGGGAGCTTTGTGATATCTGGACAAAAATTAAAGAGACAGAGTTAACAACAAACACAATGAAGAAAACGAAATCACAATTAAAAACACTCAGGATAATAATTTGTGAGAGTACCCCGATATCGCATATTCGTTATAGCGATATCTTAAACTACCGGAATGAACTGCTGCATGGAGAAACGCTTTACCTGGATAATCCAAGATCCAACAAAAAAGGAAGAACCGTGCGCACAGTTGATAACTATATCGCCCTGCTCTGTTCGCTGTTACGTTTTGCGTATCAGTCGGGATTTATATCAACCAAACCATTTGAAGGAGTAAAAAAATTACAGCGAAACAGAATAAAGCCTGATCCGTTATCTAAAACAGAATTCAATGCATTAATGGAAAGTGAAAAAGGACAGAGCCAGAACTTGTGGAAATTTGCCGTTTACTCAGGACTTCGTCACGGGGAACTGGCAGCTCTGGCGTGGGAGGATGTGGATCTCGAAAAGGGAATAGTGAATGTCAGAAGGAACCTGACGATACTTGATATGTTCGGTCCCCCAAAAACAAATGCCGGGATCCGGACAGTAACACTACTGCAGCCTGCTCTTGAAGCACTGAAGGAGCAATACAAACTGACCGGACATCATCGCAAAAGCGAAATCACCTTTTATCATCGGGAGTACGGCAGAACCGAAAAGCAAAAACTGCATTTTGTTTTCATGCCCAGGGTGTGTAACGGAAAACAAAAACCTTATTACTCGGTAAGCAGTTTGGGGGCAAGGTGGAATGCAGCAGTAAAACGTGCTGGTATTCGCCGCCGTAATCCGTACCATACGCGGCATACTTTTGCCTGCTGGCTGTTGACGGCAGGAGCGAACCCGGCATTTATAGCCAGCCAAATGGGGCATGAAACTGCGCAGATGGTGTATGAAATTTACGGTATGTGGATTGATGACATGAACGACGAACAGATAGCCATGTTGAATGCGCGGTTATCGTAGTTGCAAAGTTTGCCCCCAATTTGCCCCATTTAGTACCAGAGAACTTAAATAATGCAAGAAAATCAACAAATTACAAAGAAAGAACAATACAACCTGAACAAATTACAAAAACGTCTGCGTCGTAACGTGGGCGAAGCCATTGCTGACTTCAATATGATTGAAGAAGGCGATCGCATCATGGTTTGCCTCTCCGGGGGTAAAGACAGCTATACCATGCTGGAAATTCTGCGCAATTTGCAGCAAAGCGCGCCAATCAATTTTTCGCTGGTGGCTGTTAACCTCGATCAAAAGCAACCGGGCTTCCCGGAACACGTTCTGCCCGAGTATCTTGAAAAGCTGGGCGTTGAGTACAAGATTGTTGAAGAGAACACTTACGGTATCGTGAAAGAGAAGATTCCAGAGGGCAAAACCACTTGCTCACTGTGTTCTCGGCTACGTCGCGGTATCCTTTATCGCACCGCAACGGAACTGGGGGCGACGAAGATCGCGCTGGGTCACCATCGTGACGATATCCTGCAAACGCTGTTCTTAAATATGTTCTACGGCGGCAAGATGAAAGGTATGCCTCCGAAACTGATGAGCGATGATGGCAAACATATCGTTATTCGTCCGCTGGCCTACTGCCGCGAGAAAGATATTCAGCGCTTTGCCGATGCAAAAGCGTTCCCGATTATTCCGTGCAACCTGTGCGGTTCACAGCCTAACCTGCAACGTCAGGTGATTGCTGACATGTTGCGTGACTGGGATAAACGTTATCCGGGGCGTATCGAGACGATGTTCAGCGCGATGCAGAATGTGGTGCCGTCACATCTGTGCGATACCAACCTGTTCGATTTTAAAGGCATTACTCACGGTTCTGAAGTGGTTAACGGGGGTGATCTGGCGTTTGATCGCGAAGAGATCCCACTACAACCGGCGGGCTGGCAGCCAGAAGAAGATGAAAATCAGTTGGATGAGTTACGGCTGAATGTGGTTGAAGTGAAATAACCAGGATAGCGCCCGATGCGCAAGCTTATCGGGCTACTCTTATGGAGGCCGGATAAGACGCGGCCTGAACTGCACCCCAAATGTTGGACATAATCTGACATCTGAAGGTGCAGTTTATGAAACATTCATTTGAAGTAAAACTTGCCGCTGTAAATCATTACCTGGCTGGTCATGCAGGCATCATTTCTACGGCAAAACTCTTTCAACTTTCTCACACCAGCCTCTCACACTGGATTAATCTTTTTCTTCTTCACGGTCCTCGGGCACTGGATTGCAGACACAAGCGTAGCTATTCTCCTGAAGATAAACTTTGCGTGGTTCTTTATGCTCTCGGGCATTCTGAGTCTCCTACCCCGGGTAGCTGCCCGGTTTAACATTCCCAGCCACAACACGGTTAAAAACTGGATAAAAGGCTACCGCAAATCTGGTAATGAGGCCTTTATCAGGCGCAGGAAGGAGAAAAGCATGACCGTTCTGATGATA